GCGTTGGCGGCGTCAAGTTGCTTCTGCACTGCGTCTGGTACGGCCATCAGGTCGATCCTTTTCTGAGCTTGTCGAGGCGCTCGGGGGCTTCTTGGATGGCTTCCATCAAGTCCACCAGCCCGCGCACCGTGCCTTGGAGTTGGGGCAGCTGGCTCACGTCTTTCGTGTAGATCAGCTGCTTGTTCTTTGCTTCGAGGTATTCCGCGACATCGCGGATCACCCGGTTGAAGTCAGCGTTGGCGCGCAGAGCTATCAGCGCGGTCAACGCCTCCTCGGATTGCAGGAGTCGCATCAGTCGGTGAAGCCGCCACCATCGTAGTGCGGCGCGCCGGCGGGCATGTCGGGCATGGGCGCATCCTTCTTGCCGTACCAGCCGCGCGGGTTGGCGCTGAAGCCGAACGGATCGCCGCCTGCGCCTTTGTCCGTCAGGTCAGGCTTGCGGCGGAACGGGTTGCCGATGTCCTGCGAACGCTCCTTTTCGGGATTGCGCTTGGGTTTCACGTCAGCGTGCTCCTTTTTCTCGCGCGCGAAGGCGCTTCATGACGGCGTTGTCTTCGGACAGGCCGAGGATGTCCGCCGCGCTCTTGCGCGGGGCAGCGGCGCGGGCGGGCGCGGGCGCGCGGGCGCGGCCTGTGGGCATCGGCGGTGCTGGTGGCGTACGCTTCGTGGCGCTGACCTTCACTGGCGCGAGGCCGTCGGGCTTGCCGGCGTCCTTGTATTTCGCGGCGACGCGCGCGGCGGTCGCGGGGTCGGCCTTGCTGCCATACTTGGGGGCCGGCGCGGCGGCGGCCGGCGCTGGAACGGGTTTCTTCGTGGCGGTGACTTTCACCGGCGCAAGTTCGCCGCTCCTGAACGCATCGCGCTTGGCGCGCTGGCCGGCGCGGTAGTCGGACTTTGCCTTCTCCGCGCCACGCAGCGCGTCCATGACGCCCGGCTTCTTGGCCGGAGCAGGCTTCTTGCCCTGCTTGAACGGGTTGCCATTGGGGAAAGTCAGGGGGGCGTTTGCCATGCGATCAGCCTCCAGCGGCGGTATTGCGGTGCATATTGTCCGTCTCGGCGGCGAGGCGGTTGCCGGCGTCGCTCGGGCGTGGGGCTTGGTTGCCCTGCGCCTGTGCCGCCATTTCCTGCTGCTGGGCAGCCAGCTGTTGCTGCTGCTCCTGCATGGCCTGCAGCTGCTCGGCCGGCGGGACGATGTCCTGCTCGGGCAGGCCGAGGTCTTCCGAGAGCGCGCGCAGGATCGCGGCGCGGCCGGGAATGCCCACGATCTGCATGTCGATCGGGTTGCCCGTGGCCTGCAGGAACTCCAGCCGGCGCATCCGGTCGGTTTCCTTCTGCATGGCCTTGGTCACGCCCTTCACGACGATCGACTCGTCGCCGCGCAGGATGCCGCTCGTGTCGGTCAGCATGACCATCGTGTAGAGGTCGTCGATCACGGGCTGGATGATGTCGCGGTCGATGCTGGCCGCCACGTTCTGCAGCACCTTCGAGGCGTTGTTCATCAGCATGGCGAGGCCAGACGCCGTGCTCGCCGCGCCGCCGACCTTGTCGGAGCCGGTGATGTAGCGCGGGATGGCCGAAATCTCGTCGGCCATGTTGGTCATCTGGTTGTAGACGCCCAGCAGCTCTTGCGCGTTGGACTGCGGCTGGAAGAACGACACCGGCGTGCTGGTATCGCCACCGATCGGGTCGGACACGAAGCGCCAGCGCTTCCACGGGTAGAGCGTGTCGGGGTTGGTCGAGGGCGATATGCGCTCCTCGTTCACCGCGACCTGCGGGCCGCTGGCGATCGACATATTGTTCACGAGCGAGCGCAGCGAGGCATTCGCCACGTTCTGGATGTCGGTGATCAGGTCGACCAGCGAGTTGCCATAGATCGTGCCGGGCACTTGGTCGTAGCTGGTGATGTAGTACGGGTTGCGCTTCTTCGGGTTCGGGTTGATCTGCACCTTGATCGGGTAGCGCCCGATGACCCACGCCGTCACGTAGTAATCGCGGACCGGGTCCGGTATCTGGTCGACCGTGAAGCCCCAGTCCAGCAGCTTCTGGCCCTGCATGGGGCCGTGGAACTCCAGCGAATCCAGCATTTCCCCGTCGTTGACGTAGGGATTTTCCTTCTTCTCGGCCTCGGCGCGCTCGCTGTCCACGTCGTCAGCCCACATATGCAGGCCGCCCGAGTATTCTTCCAGCACGGCGTCGATCGCCTCGGCGTCGTAGCCGGGCAGTCCTGCCAGCATGTTGAGGTCACTGCGGTTGACCTTGACGCGCTCGATCACCCAGCTGTCGTCGATATTCGACGCCGCCGGGGAGAAATAGAGGTCGAACGGGCTGACGCGCCGCCACGTCATCTTGGGCTTCGTGGCAATGGTTGGCTGTCCATTGACCCAGTCCAGTTCGGTGGTATTGACCACTACTGGTCCCTTGATGCACGCGATCGGAAACACCGGGAGGTCGATCAGGAACTCGGCCAGCGCCGAATAGAACCCGCCTTCGTACAGGACATCCTCGATGTAGTTCTCGGCGCGCTTCGCCGCGTCTTTCGCCTGCTTCAGCCCCGCCTTCATCACGGCTTCCGTCAGCTGCTTGGCGCGCGCGGCCAGCTGCTCGTCGGACGGCGGTTGCCCGGCCATCGCCAGATTGGACGCCTCGGTGGCGATCAGCTGGCCGACGGACTGGGTGATGTCTTCGGGCAGTTCGGGAACGGGAGTCGGCGCGAGCGCCCAAACGCGCTCAGCAGACAGGAAAACGTCGCGGAGCATGGACGTGGCGCCTCGACACTTGGTCGTGGTCAGGCGCGCGTACACGTCGGAACCCCCAAATTGCTGAATTTCCATCAGCTTCTGGGGGTCATACTGGCCGTTGTAGGAGCGCAGGCAGTGCATCATGCGCTCGTTGATGCCGTGGCCGACGCGATTGCGCTTGGCGATCTCGTAGTAGCCGGTGATTTGCCGGCCCAGCTCCTCTTTCGCGCGCTGTTCGTCGGTCTTGTCGTTTTCGGCGTCCAGTTCGGACTGGATCATCGCCGACTCTTGGTCGTCAGCGCTCTGTGAGCGCTGCAACTCCGACTCGGAGACGACCTTGAGGACATTGATTCCTGCCATAGCGGTCAGTATACACGAAAAAGATTGGTGTCAAGCTCTGTGTAACAAAGCTGTGGCTGACAAGGCGAAACCATGCAGCTCAAGTCCATCCAGCGGCGCTGCGTTCGGGCGTACGCTCGGGCGGATTCAGCATCCGCATGACCTTCCCGCGCATCGCGGCCTGCGTGCCGAGGCAGGCGTACTGCAGCGCATCCGCGAGATCGGACCACGGATGGTGTTTTTCGGGGATTTCTTCCAGCGTCTTATCTTTTTTCAGCTTATAGCGGTACTTGGACTGCATGGCCTGAATAAGAGGAAGCGCGCCTTCTCGATCGAGCAACATGGCAGCCCTGCCGCCACGCTGCTCGTTGAGGTAGCGTTCCACGGCGCGCAATCGCGGCTGAATGTTGTTGGTCGTAGCAGGCGCGCCGATGTAGCCCAGCCGGCGACAGGCTTCGAGGACGGATTCCTCTCCGATCTGGCTTCGCTGACGGCAAGCAGGATCAAGGACCAGATAAGAAGGGCACGCACGATATTTGTCATGTTGAAGCGCCGGGGTCAGTACGGTGGATAGGAACTGCTCCATGCCCATGTTGTCGGTGTACAGCGACTCGAACACCAGCATGCGCCCGATGTTGTCCAGCTGGCAGATGGCCGCCGCCGGGTTGCGCCCGGTATCCATGCCGATGATCAGCGGCACACCGGGGAGCGGGATCAGCTCGGTTGCGGACACATGGAAGTCGGAGTCGAACAGCTTGCGGAAGACCGCCTGTCCCGACAGCGACGGGGTGATCTTGTTGTGGATGTACTGCTCGACCCACTCGGGCGAGTTGGACTCCATCAGGTCTTCGTAATACTGCGGCGGCAGGTTCTCGCGGTTTTCGGCACCGGGGTCGAACGCGCCGGGCTGGACGAAGTATTCCCAGTTCTTCGGCAGGTCCATTTCCAGCAGGTCGAACCACTGCGAGTCCTCGCTGAACGAGTTGGACTCCATGATCACGCCGTACCAATAGTCGGCGTCGGCGGCCTGCACGACGGCGCGCGATGGGTAGCGGCCGCAGCGGGAAATGACCGACTGCACGATCTCGGGGTCGATCTCGCGGAATTCCGACACCCACGCGGCGGTGAGTTCGAGCGACAGCAGCCGGTTGACGTTCTCCGGTGTGTCGAGCGGCAACAGGAGGAAGTCCGTGTGGACTTCGCCCATGCGGATTTCGATGGTCTGGTCGCTGACCTTGTAGTTCATGACCGGCCCGAACAACTGCTGGATGGTCACGAGGTTCGTGGTCTTCAGCTGCTGCAGGGTGTTCCGCACGATGACCATCTTCGATCGGCGGATACCGTCGGCCTGCTTCGGCGCTTCGCACGCGCGCCGGAACAGCTCCATCGCACAGGCGGTGGACTTGGCCGAGCCGACCGGCCCGCGCACCGCGCGCAGACGCGCGTTCGAGCGCATGAAGCGCTTGAGG